AAAATATACAAGCCAAGAACTTGGACAGAAATAGAGCAAGATTGGGACCAGATACAGGGCCTGATGCAAAATAGTATAAATACAATAACTAAATATTATAAATAATTCAAAAAGGAGAAAGCGATGACATATTCAGTTAATGATGCTGTTGACGCAGCGTTCGACAATAATGCATCAAAGTTTCAAGATGCTGTGACAAGTGTTCTTTCAGATAAGCTGAGAGAAAGAATTGGTGTTGAAAAAGTTGTTGTCGCACAAAACTATTTTAACGATTCTGTAGTTGACGATGACTATGAGGGTCACGAAGAAGCAGAGGTTGCCGATGAAGACTTTTAAACAACTCGTTGAAGCTCCAGGAGCTCCAGCCCGAGACAACAAAGTTGAAAAAGATACTGACGATGAAGTAAAGGGTTACAAACCCCGCTCGAAGGGTGAAGATGACTTTGCTAATATGCATATGGTAACCAAAGTTCCTCATCCTGTGGCAACCGATGCTCAGTTTACTGGTAACATATCAAAAGGTAACCCTGAACATCATCAGGGTGGTAAGAAACAGGCTGCAGGTGAAACAACATCTGTTAAGCAGGGTACCTCAGATACCAATGCTGGTGGTTCAGAATACAAAGAACCAAAGCAATATTCCCGTGGTGGTGAAAAGGCTGCTGTAATGCAGGGCTCTTCTAAAATAAGGGAGAGTTATTCTTCTTTCATTGAGGAGAAAACTGATGGCGACGATTAAGTTACTAGGTGACAGTGCAGACCTTTCCACTGCTAATAATTGTGGTAGTGCTACTATGGTAAGAGTAGTCAACACCGGTGCAGGTGAAGCCACTATATCAGTAGCAAATACTGTAGCTCCTCAAAATGGTGGTGGTACATCTGGGTCAGTTGTAATAGAAGCAGGTGCCACAGAAATTATTGTTAAAGAACCTACCGACACTGTATCGGCTACTGCAGCCGTTAAAGCAACTCCCGTAGCGAGATACTAATATGAAACTCATATGCGAAATCAACGAAAATCTTGAATACGTGACAGAAGCTCAAGGTGATGGCGAAAGTAAAGACCATTACATTAAGGGTATTTTCATGCAAGGTAACCTTAAAAATAGAAATGGTCGAGTCTACCCAATGGAAGTACTTAATAAAGAAGTACAGCGCTATCAAAAAGAATATATTGATAGAAAGAGAGCATTTGGCGAGCTTGGTCATCCATCAGGTCCTACAATAAACCTTGATCGTGTTTCACACATGATTACTGAACTAAAACAGGATGGTGACAACTACGTTGGCAAGGCAAAAATACTTGGCACACCAATGGGAAATATTGTAAAGAATTTAATGAACGAAGGTGCAACAATTGGTGTATCTTCTAGAGGCATGGGATCTCTTAAATCTAACAGAGATGGCATAGCTGAAGTACAAAAAGATTTTTACCTTGCCACTGCTGCGGACATTGTTGCTGATCCTTCAGCTCCCAATGCATTTGTTGAAGGTATAATGGAAGGTAAAGAGTGGGTTTGGGATAATGGAATCATACGTGAAGCTACCATAAATGATTACAAAGAAAAAATTAGCAAGACCTCTACTAAGGATCTAACTGCTACGAAGTTGAAGATCTATGAGGACTTCATCTCAAAACTTTAATTTTATAAATATAAAATATAAAAAATCCATAAAGGAGAAACGCAATGTCTGATAAAGAACTAGAGATGAGAGAAGACCTCGCCGACGAGCAGTTGGACGAGTTCAAAGCATCTTATGGTGACCCTTCATCTGTGCCAGAGCCTGTTGCTAAAAAAGCAAAAGCTCCAGGTAAGTCTAAAAAAGTAGAAGACGATCCTGAAGATGCTCCTACAGCTGTCAAGCCTGAAGGTCAGGCTAAGCCAGTCAAGGAAGCAACCAAAATGAGCATGATCCAGGCAATGGTAGAAAGAATGAACGAAATGAGAAAGGAAGACCTTCTCAGCTCATTTGATACCGCCCTAGAAGCTCTTACACCTTCCGAAGAAACTGACGAAGAAGTTACTGGGGAAGTTGTCGAAGTTGTTAAAGCTGGTCACAAGATCACTGCTGAAGAAATCAACATCGACGAAGATGTGGCTGCTTTATTCTCCAATGACGAAACATTGTCTGAAGAATTTAAGAACAAAGCTGTAACTATTTTCGAAGCTGCTGTTGTTAGCAAAGTTAATGAACAGTTACAGAAGTATGTAGTGGAACTCGATACAGAGATCGAAGCTGAAAAGCAGAAACTAAAAGAAGAAACTGTAAAACAAATCGACGAATATCTCGACTATGTGGTTGAAAACTGGATGGAAGAGAACAAGCTAGCTGTAGAGTCTGGCATCAAGTCTGAAATTACAGAAGGATTTATTAACGGTCTTAAAGATCTGTTTGTTGAAAATTATATCGACATTCCAGATGATAAGGTTGATGTTGTTGAGGAGCTTGCTTCACGTGCAGACGAACTTGAAGAAAGACTTAACAGCGAGATCGAAAAGAATGTAACTATGAAGACCGAAATAGAAGAATTCGTGAAGACTCAGCTTGTTGCTGAAGCTTCTGAATCACTTACCGAAACTCAGAAAGAAAAATTCAAAGTTTTGGCTGAAAGTGTTGAATTTGTTAATGAAGACAACTATGTCAGAAAGCTTGAAACTCTTAAAGATAGCTACTTTACATCCGAAGAGTCCATGGCTGCTGTAAGCGATTTTGATGACGCGGAACCGTTGGAAGAAGAGGTTAATCTTTCTCGACCAGCTAATCCGGAAATGTCGGCTTATGTCACTACTATTTCAAGAACACTGAAAAAGTAATAAATTATAAATAATTAAGTTAAAAACCGTAAAGGAGAGACAAAATGCAATATGTATCTGAAGAACTTGTTGAGAAGTGGACACCAGTTCTTGAGCATGCCGATCTTCCCGAGATTAAAGATGCTCATCGTAGATCTGTAACCGCGACTCTGCTAGAAAATCAGCAGAGAGCTTCCAGAGAATCCGCTCAGGGTTCTGGCGGCTACTCAATGCCAACCCTATTGGGTGAAGCAAGTCCCATCAATTCTATAGGTACTTCTGCTGCACCTTCTACATCACCTGCTGGTAATGTAGATATCTTCGATCCAGTTCTTATTTCACTGGTTCGCCGTTCCATGCCTAACCTGATTGCTTATGACATCGCAGGCGTTCAGCCAATGACTGGTCCTACTGGACTGATCTTTGCAATGCGTGCACGTTACAGCGGCCAGGCTGGTGCCGAGGCTCTGTACAACGAAGCTGATACTGACTTCTCCAAGTCAGCTGCTGGTAACACTCTTTCTGGCTTTGCTAGAGATGAATCTAC